ATCCAAATTGTAGTATTTAAATATTAGTAAATATAATTTAAATATTTCTAAACATTTAAAATAAATGTCTAATTTTGTAATTCCAAAAAAAAATTTAAAACGTCTTTTAAAAGATGTGGCTGAAGTTTTAAAAAATCCCCTACATAGCAATGGAATTTTTTACGTACATGATGAACAAGATATGTTTAAAGGATATGCAATGATTATTGGACCTGAAGGAACACCTTATGAAGGAGGATATTATTTTTTTAAATTTAAATATTCAAGTGAATATCCATATAAACCACCAAAAGTAGAATATTGTACGAATGATGGAAGAACACGATTTAACCCAAATTTATATAAATGTGGAAAAGTATGTGTATCAATATTGAATACATGGAAAGGAGAAACATGGACGTCATGTCAGAATATTAGAAGTGTATTATTAACGCTTGTTACACTTTTAAATAACAATCCACTAACAAATGAACCTGGGTTCCCTTCATCAAATAAATACTGCCTTCCATATAAAAGACAAATAGAATACATGAATTTTAAAATAGCAATAATAAGAACGTTATCTTTTAAGGAAAATAGTATGCTCCCTGAATTTTTTGGATTTAAACCTATTATCTTAAAACATTTTAAAGAAAATAAAGAGTTAATTGGTATAAGAATTAATTCATTAATAGACAGTGAATTTGATAAAAAGGAAGATTATGTACCTGTTTATAATATGCGAATAGCATATGATTATAGACAATTAAAAAATGATTTTGATAAAATAAAGATTATTTAAATAAATTGAAATAAATAAATATATTTATCATAATAATATATACACAATCATGCACTTTTGTTCTGAATGCGGAAACATGTATTATATTAGATTAACTGGTGAAAATAAAGATAATTTAACATATTATTGTAGAAAATGTGGAAATGAAGATGATAATCTTCTTGATGTTGAGGAAAATATTTGTGTTTCAAGAACAGATTTAAAACATTCAACATCATCATACGATCATATTATTAATAAATATACAAAATTAGACCCTACATTACCTCATATTCATAATATTAATTGTCCGAATGTTGCTTGCATTAGTAATGGGAGCGACGAACAAAAAAATCAAGTAAAATCAGATATATTGTATCTACGTTATGATGATGCTAATATGAAATTTGTTTATATTTGTACTCATTGTGATACTGTATGGAAAAGTGCTGATGATAAATAAATTGAATTATTGTAATATAATAAAAAAAATATTATATTACACTATATAATGTCTGATCCTGAGATTAGCGATGATGAATTAACATTTGATGATGATCCAATAACACCAAATTATGATATGGCAGAAGAAGCTAAAAATTTTGATGTATTAAATGATGATAGTGACGATGATATGGATTATGAAAGAACACCAGACATTAAAGAGTCGGAATCTAATAATGAAATAAAAGAAGAAGAGGAAAATGAAATGAAAAATTTAGGAATTATTGAAGATGATGAAAATATTGATGATGAAGATGAAGATGATGATGATGATGATGATGATGAAGAAGAATTAGATGATTCTCTAAAAAAACTGGAAAAGGATGTTGATATGGATATTATTATGAAATATCATCCTGAAATTATCCAAAATAATTATGATGAAATTTTAGCTTTATGTAAAATTGTAAGAAATGATAAAGGTATTATTGTAGATGAGCTTCATAAAACATATCCATTTATTACAAAATATGAATATGCTCGTATTGTAGGAATGAGGGCAAAACAAATTAATAATGGAGCTGATCCTTTTGTAAAAGTGGATAGAGATATGATCGATGGATACACCATTGCATTAAAAGAAATGAAAGAAAAAAAAATTCCTTTTATTATTGCAAGACCACTTCCAAATGGCGGTAGAGAATATTGGAAACTACAAGATTTAGAATTGATTCACTTTTAAATATCTATCATCTATTAAGATGTCTTTTGTTATTTACTAAATATGAAAACATATTTTTTTTTGATTTATTGTGATGAGTATTTCTAAAAATATTACCAGATTGCGCGGCTGTTTTATAACCAATAGTATTGTTACTTGCATCCGTAATAGCTTCAATTGATATAATTGGATGTAATTTTGTATTTGATAAAGACATATTCCACCTACCATTTTGAGTACGTGGATAAGAAATATCACCAAAATTATTTCTGTCTATAGAATTATTTGTAAATAATAATAAATTACCTAATTTATTATTTGTTTTATTTAACTTAAAATATCCATTACAAAAGTTATTGGGATTATTTTGATTATAGTAATAAGGTGTTAAAAATTTACTAGAATATTTTTCAGTTTTACAATTATCTCCCATTATATCTGATATTAAATACTAATATTAAAATAATTAATTATTCTGATTTTCTTCTTTTTCTTTTTTACATAATTCTTCTTGTTGCTTTTTACGTTCTTCTAGAAATTGGTTCCAGTTTACTCTTTTCCATCTTCCTGTTGAACTATTTGAAGTTCGTAACTTTTTAGATTGTACTATTTTTTTTGACTGATGTGCGTTAGATGGAGCTAAAACATTATTTGATGGTACATTCGGCTTAGGACATATTCCAAATTTTAAACAATTGGTCCAGTTACCTCTTGAAGAATGTTTTAGTTTTTGAGGATGTTTTCTTACTATACCACAACAAGAACAATTACCATTAATATTTTTATTGAATACTAACATTATTACAATAAAAATATATTATAAATAATTAAAATAAAAGCGTATATTTTTGCGAAAGCTTTTTCTAAAAGCGACTAACACCTCCACCTATTAGCACAGCTTAGACAACTTACAAATGTAGTCATAGGTTCATCTGCAGATCTAGTTTGTAGCTGATAAAACGTACATTTTCTATTTTTACACTTCCAACACTGATAATCATCTGTAGCACCTGATTCATCAATCTTGATTGCATTATTATCCCTCTCAATTTTAGCATCAATCAAAGCCTTCCATTTTTCAGGATATAACTGGTGATGTTTCATAAAGGCTAATTCATGAGCTTTAAATTCTTTATTTTTTAATCGTTTTAACAGTAAAGTATTACCAATAATATTTTTTTTATCTAAATTACGTATGATACTCCTAAATTTATCTACGTAAATTGTAACAAAATATTTATTTTCCCACTTTCTTACTACATTTTTTTCTTTTGCTGTTTTAATAGCATAATTAAATATACCTTTTTCTAAATTTAATGAACTTTTTTTATTCTTAATGTGTTTATTAAGATTTTTAGTAATATTTGCACGAAACTCGGATGGGTTATTAATCTGCATTGTTATATTACTATTTTTGTAAACAATATTATTTAAATCAATTTATTTAAAATATCAATAACTATATTCTTCTTCAGATAATTCTGATGCAGGATCTTCATCATCATCTTCATAATTATCATCATCTTCTTCGTCATCATCTAATTGTAACTCTTCATCTTCATCTGTTTCTCCACCATAATCCGCTTCATCATCACTAGTACTATCCGCAAGATCAACTTCATCCTCATCTTCATCTTCATCATCTGGTATATACTCTTCATCTTCTGCATCAGAAGAAACGACAAACCCATCTTTTAAATATCCATGTTTTGTTTTAAGTTCATCTGGTATATCTTCATCATCTTCACTATAACTATCTTCATCGCCTAAATCCTCAAATCCACCAAATAAATGTTCGTAAAGTTTTAACCATTCATTTTCTTCAAAATCCAAAACTTCATTATTTTTTGGAGTTTTTTTACTATGTTTTATAATAATCATAGAACCAAAATATAATTTACTATCTACTGGAGGGGGAAGATCATATTTATTTTCACTATTAGATCTTCCTTTATCTTTTGCATAAAGAGAATAATAATTATTTTTATAAGACCACGTATTTCTTATCTTAAAATCATTATCTTTTCTAAATTTACATTTTTTATAAAGGTCTTTTATATCAAATTTTTTAATTTTTTCACTTTTAATATTTCCATTTTTCTCAATAATAACTACTTTTTTCATTTTGTATAACCATTAAACAAATGGTTTAAATAGTTTATTGGAAATATTATTAATGCGACTATACCCAACTAGTAATATTAATTTATATAATGTAAAATCTAAATTAAGTAATTGCATTTTAAAAGAGTTAAATAATAAAATTATGTTAACAAATAATGGAATGTATAAATATTATAAAAATGAACTTTATTTATATAAATTTAATTTTAAAGAAAAAACAAAAATTTTAGATAATTATTTTAAAAATTATAATTTAATATTAACACCAGATAAATGGATTAAAATAGATAAGAGTTATAATTTACCTATAACACATGAAATATTGGATGTAACAACATTAACTTTTACTCTAAGAAAAAACGCTCCAGTTAAATTTGTTTGTGAATATATAAACAATGAAATAAATGACTATTTTTTTATAATTCCTGAAAATTTTGAAATGGATCCACATATAAAAGAAGATATTTGTTCGTTTCTTAACAAATTAGACTAATCTAAATTATATATAATGATAAGTTGGGTAATACAACAAGTAATAATTTCATTAATATTAATAATATTAGTTCATTCTATTTATAATTTTTTACAATCAAATCTAACAACACCAATTGTAAGAGATTTAGTAAATAAACCAAATAAAAAATACGAAGAAATATATAAAACTTTTAGAGAAGATGAATCTAAAGAAAATAATGATGAAAATGTTGATGAAACTTTAATGAAATCCGAGTTACAAAATTATTTAAAAGAGCTTTCTACTGAAAGTAATAAAAATACCAAAATGAATAATAAAAATGAAATAGAAAAAGAAAATAATGAATTTAATAATATTGAACTAGAACCGGCAACATTTAGCGATAATTTCACACCTGCTTATGAATCTTTTTAAACAATATAAAGAGAATATGGTAATCTAAAATATAATGAAACTATCTAAGAACGATTATAGCTATCTAATTAAAAGTTTTCCTAATGTAAAACTTTCTTATGTTAAAAATATTCATAAGAAAGTTTCTTCAGCAAATATATTTTTAGCAATACCAAAAGGTAAGAAATTTTTTGCTTGGTTTAGACATTTTAAAAAATATTCAGTATGTTTTTTTATGGAGATTGATAATAGAAAGAAAAGAATTAAAAATATAATAACCAAAAATTGTTGTTTTAGTAAAGATTTATGTACCCAAAAAGGTACTATTTTATATGGTACAATTGTTGAAATTAATACACAACCTTTTTATTTTATAGAAGATATCTACTATCATTCAGGAAATGATTTAAAATCTAAGAATAACTATGAAAAGTTAAAAATTATAGGAAATATTATGAATTATCAAATAAAACAAAAAAAAATACATTATTCTGATATTATTTTTGGATTACCTATTATTACTAATAATCGTAAAAAAATAGAAGATAAGTTACAAGATATACCATATAATATTTATTGTATTCAACACAGATATCTAAAAAATAATAATACGTATTTCAATGAACGAGTTAATATAATTCAAAATTATAAACGAATTTTTATCGTTAAAGCTGAAGTTTCATGTGATATTTATAAATTATATGTTAAAAATAAAAAGGAAAAAAGGTTACAAGAACATTCTACAGCATTTATACCAGATTTTAAGACAAGTGTTCTAATGAATAAATTGTTTAGAAATATAAAAGAAAACGATAATTTAGATTTATTAGAAGAAAGCGATGATGAAGAAGAATTTGAAAATATTAGTATTGATAAGTATGTAGATACAGATAAACAAGTTATTATGGAATGCGCGTTTATACATAAATTTAAAAGCTGGATTCCAATTAATGCTTTAGAAAAAGGAGAAATTTCAGACAGTAAAGATATAAATGTTATAGAAAAAAAATATAATTAAATTATATATATGGTTTCATCATTAGTAAATAAAGATAATTCACATAACAGCGGATTACTATCTAGTAATCAAGGGGGTGTAAAAGGATTTGGTGGTAAATTAATTTCTAAAGATGGTTCTTGTCTTGGAATTAAACAGTATGGGGGTAAAAAAAATAAAAAACGTACTAATAAGAAAAAGACTAATAAAAAACGTAAACACAAACGTTCCATGCGTAATAAGCATAAAAGTAAAAAACATCTTAATAAGAAAAAACGTACAACTAAAAAACATAAAAAGCATCATAAAAAACACAATAAAAAAAGTAGAAAATATAAAAAAAGAGGAGGAGCTGTTCTTGAACCACATAGACCTATTCACGGATTACATAGTATTTTAACAAGAGGAGGTAATGCTAGTCGTGGATTAAGTACTGCTGAAAAGGCTAAATTAATTGGTGGAGGCGTAGGTTATGGTATGACGGCAAGTAATGCAACCATGCAAGCAAATGCTGGTAGTCCATCAGGTATTGGAATGGGAAACCACAATTCAGCTGGTGTAAGTATTACTGGATATAAAAATTGTAATATAACTCCTGATTTTAAAATGGGCGCTGGAACAAACTGGAAAAGTATAAGTAATATGCAAGTTGGTGCAGGAATGGTTGATAAATATAATAATATGACTTCAGGTGCTTATGGATATATTCCAGAAGGCGACAATCATTCATTTGCAGGTTCTTATCCTCCTGTTAAACCATTATCAAGATCAAATCAATGCGGAAAAGGTGGAAAAAAGAAACGTGGTGGAAAAAAACAGCGTGGTGGATACGCTCAATACCATAGTAATATAGCTATGACCCATACCCAACAAATTCCTAATGGTTCTCAAGGAGGAACATGGATGGGACAACTTGCAAACCCACCTACATATTCTAGAGCAAATTTATGTCGTGATAATTACAATCATTTTACTGGAAAAACAATGCGTTCGCCAGTTTTAGATCAAGATGTTAAAGCTTAAAAATATAATTATTTTTTTGTTTTCTCATTACATAATATATATTAAGTAATGATAAAATCAGAAATTACAGATATATATCTTCATCCGCTTGAATCATATACTAAAGATAAATATACAACTCTCGATGAAAAAAATGATTTATTAGATTTGATAATTGATGATATAAAAGAATGGAAGGATGCTTGTTCTCAATTAGATAGAGAAGATAATTATTTAGGTAGCTTTTGTATAACAAAATGTCCGACATGTTATCAATGGTATTTAAAAATGTGTGAAATGTATAGTGATGAAAATAATGGAGAAAGTATGAAATGGAATTATTTTTTTAGTGAATATGAAAAATTTAATTATACATGTGGTCTTGAATCATGTAAACTAACATCATTAGATGAAGACCTTAAAAAAGAGTATCATTTAAAACAACACAATCGAAAGGAAATGTTAAAAAAAGTTCAAGAATTACAAATTGATTATAGAGTTGCTCTAGAACAACAAAAAAATCTTAGTAGGCAATTGAACGATAGTATACAGGTCTATAAAGAAAAGAATGCAGTTCTAATTTTTAAGAAAAAAAGCTTACAATATGTGATAAACTCAATACAAATTAGTATTATTATTGTTTCAAGTGTAATTACTTTATTTGAAGCTATACAAGGATCAGTATTAAAAAATATTATGGCTGAAGCTACAGATATTGAAAGCTTTCCTTTTATTATATTTCCTATTGTTTGTTCAAGTTATATTGGATTAGTCTTAGCTATTGGTCGTTTCTTTAAATTTGATACAAAAAACGAACAAATAATAAAGTTGATCGAAAAATACTCATTTATTATTAATAAATTACGTCAAAAGCGTTCAAAATATATGGATTTTGATTTCAAGATTCATGATATTGGAGAATGGAAAAAAACACTATCAGTATTGGAAAAAGATAGTCTAGATGATATTATTATGAAAGCAAATGAAGAGTGTGATTTAATTTTAACTCCAAATCAATATACACATTATAAAAAAAAATATACTAAAACAAGAATGAAAGATTTACTTGAAAAAAAAAATTATGATGAACTTACTGATATAATTATTCATAATTCAGATACCACAGATCAAAAAAATATTACATTACAAATGATTAAAAAGAGAAATTTTTGTAAATATTATTTATGTTTTCAATGGTTGTGTTTTGATCGTGATTATTTGGATTATAGTTCAGTTTTAGTTGAAAATAGAGAAAAGTTTTATTGTATTGAAAATGATGAAAAAGAAACGCATATTAGAAAAAAAAAAGAAAAAGCTGGCAGAATGAAGACATTAGCCAGTAATCTTTTAAATTTAAAAAGAGATTTTAGAAATTATTCTGTAGATGCAGGTAAAACTTTACCTGAAACTAGGTTAACAACTACAAATAGTGAAACAAAATCAACCCCACAGAGTTTAAGAGATGATCAATTAGGAGAACTTGTTAATTTTAAAAGTAAATTAAAACACAGAAGAAAAAAAAGTAAAAGTTTTAGAGATTCGACATATGATATAAATAATGTTGCAAAAAAATATAGAAAAGAAAATTTTAAAAGAGTAAGAGGATTAAGAAGAAATTCATTTAATAGAGATGAAAATAGCTCAATAGATTGCAATGCTTGGTTACATATGCAAAAAAATAAAAATAATGAAGAACTTTCAAGATTATCTGAAACGCACGATTTCTCAAAAATAAGTGACTTATCTAGAAATAAAATATTAAAAAATGTTACTAACAAATCAAATGAAAGTGTAAATAGTGAACCTGAAAATGTTATATTAGCTATAGGAAATGGACCTACAAATGAAGATAGTGAAAATAAAGTAGAAGAGTCAACAAAATCTCAGGAATCAGAGTAATTATTAAATATATAGTTTAATCAATCTGTGATTTTCCAAAAGGTTGTGTGTTTATAAATTTATATGTTTTATTATTTGATTTTTTTGTTAATTTCTTATTTTTTTTTCCCTTAGTAATATCATCCCATTCATCCATATTATATCCTTCATTTGTTGTATATAATATTTTATAACTTTGCTTATTATACCAAGCTCTTCTTTTAGCCCAGTGTCGTTTAAATATTTCATGTTGATCTATAATATCAATTACTAATTTATCACCACCACTTCTCATAATCCTACCAACTGCTTGTCTTACATCCTTCTTAGGTGTAGCCATAATAATAGTACCTAATGATTTAATATCCAATGCTTCTTCAGCCATAGTATAAGTTGCTATAACAATATCTTTACTTTCAGTAATTTTTAAATCTTTTTCTTTCATGCCTCCAATGTAATACCCTACTGTTGCGAATCCACGATGCTTAATTGCATCATGAATATATATAAGTTGTTTTTTTCTATGGCCTATAATCATAATTTGAATTTTATTCTTTTTCCAAGTTTCTTCTGCCACTTTCAAAATAAATTCACTTCTAAATGAATAATCGCATATTTTTGTAATCATTTTAACAAAATCTGTTTGACCGCGATAATTAGTTAATTCCATTCCATACTCTGGATCATCATTATTATATTCTATTGCTTTAACAACAACATTTTCCTGCGCTTCTCTTTTCCATTTGGCTTCAACATCTCCCAAAAACATTTTAAATACTTTTGTGAGTCCATCTGCTCGTTCCATTGTTGCTGATAATCCTAACATATATTTTGTGACTGCTTTAAATAATACACGACTAAATACTTCAGCAGATATATGATGGCAATTCGATACTACTGGACCGTCTACATAATCTTTTTGGTTTTTTTGAGTTTTTGTTCCCAAAACAAAATTATGATTATCCTCTACTTCAATATCGTAAACATAT